ATACTATGACATTATGCTTAAGTTTTTAGAGGAAGTCATTAAGACTATTTCCAATAGAACATTTCAAATTAAAAACGCAATTGAATGGCATCGGTTCCAATCGGGGTTTAATTAATACAAATAAATATTTTTGTATTGATATGAACTTATGTCACACTTGGTTATATCTAAAAAGAATGAGGTATATCTTCAGGTAAAAGCAGAACCACACGTCTATTATGAACTTGCGGATCAGTTCACATTTGACGTACCAGGTGCCAAATTTATGCCCCAGTTTCGTAACAGACACTGGGATGGGAAGATTCGTTTATTTAATACCCAGACTGGTGAGATCTATGTTGGTCTGTTAGATAAACTCACCCGTTTCTGTGAGAACCACGAGTATACCTACGAGTTTACAAACAATAAGTTTTATGGTCTTCCTTTTGAGGTAAACGAACACATCTCAAAGGAAGGAGTCAAAGACTATATGACATCTATTTGCAAGTATGCTCCCCGCGAATACCAAGTTGAGGGAGTATACGACGCTTTAAGACACAATAGAAAGTTGTTGATATCTCCAACTGCTTCTGGAAAGTCGTTGATGATATATGCGATTGTGAGATATTACGTTGAGAAAGGACAAAATACTCTGATAGTTGTTCCAACGACTTCCCTTGTAGAACAAATGTATAAAGATTTTGCTGATTATGGGTGGGATGTTGGTTCATACTGCCACAAGATATATGCAGGGAAAGAAAGAGAAACGGACTCTCAGGTGATTATCACTACCTGGCAATCCATCTACAAACTTCCCCGTCAATACTTTTCAAGATTCAATGTGGTCGTAGGAGATGAAGCACACCAGTTTAAATCAAAGTCATTAGTATCTATAATGACAAAACTTTCTGATGCTAAATTTCGTTATGGTTTTACAGGCACGCTGGATGGCACACAAACGCACAAGTGGGTTTTAGAAGGTTTGTTTGGTCCTTCATATAAGATCATCAGAACAGAAGAACTGATGCAGAAGGGTCATGTTGCTAAATTGGATATTAATATACTGCTATTGAAACACCCACCGAATAAGTTTGAGAACTTTGAAGAAGAAGTTCAATATATCATCAACCACGAAAAACGTAATAAGTTCATCAAGAACCTTGCCCTAGATCTCAAAGGTAATACTCTCATTTTATTTTCCAGAGTAGAAGGTCACGGACAACCTTTATACGAACTGATAAATAATAGCATCGCTAAAGGTCGCCACGTGTTCTTTGTTCATGGTGGTGTAGATACTGAGGACCGAGAAAAAGTTAGAGAAATAACTGAAAAAGAAAATAATGCCATCATCGTTGCTTCTTACGGGACTTTTTCTACTGGTATTAACATCAGAAATTTACATAACGTTATCTTTGCTTCCCCTAGTAAATCCAGAATCAGAAATCTCCAATCAATCGGAAGAGTCCTAAGAAAAGGCGACAATAAAACAAAGGCAACTCTATATGACATTGCCGATGATATCAGTTATAAGTCAAGAAAAAATTATACACTCAACCATCTAATAGAAAGAATCAAAGTTTATAACGAAGAAAACTTTAATTATGATATTGTAAACATACCGCTTAAGAACTAATGGGAGAAGAGTTTTACGCAATCATAAAATTAATTTCAGGAGAAGAAATCATTGCTCTTATCTCAGTTGATGAGAATGATGGTGATCCTTTAATTATTCTTCAAAATCCTCTTACGATGAAAATGATTCATTCTCCAACAGGATCATATATTAAAGTCAAGCCCTGGATGGAATTATCAGATGATGATATTTTTATTATCAGACTTGATCGTGTAATTACAATGACAGAAACAAAAGATCAAAGAGTTATTGAAGTCTATGATTCATATATTAACGATGATGAGCAAGATAGTATTGATATATACAAACCAAGTGGACAGGTAAAGGTCTCAAATAAAATGGGATATATCTCCTCAGTTGATGATGCTCGCAAGAGACTTGAGAGAATCTTTAAAGGTATTAAAGAAAGCTAAATCTCATCTTTCAACCAGGACAAAGGTAGTCTACACATATTTCTAAATGTTGTCAAGCCCCAAAAGTGTGGTATAATTAATACAACTTATCAGAACATTAAAACAATGCTATGCCAAAGAAGAAATCAGAACATTATGTGAATAACAAAGAGTTATTAGAAGCACTCATTGTTTACAGGACTAAAGTTGCTGCTGCTAAAGAGCAAGGACTTCCCAAACCACGCATCACTAATTATCTTGGGGAGTGTTTCCTAAAGATTGCTACACACCTTTCATACAAACCGAACTTTGTCAATTATATGTTTCGGGATGATATGATTTCTGATGGCATTGAAAACTGCGTTCAGTATATTCACAATTTTAATCCCGAAAAGTCACAGAATCCTTTCGCATATTTTACTCAGATTATTCACTACGCATTTCTGAGAAGAATTCAAAAAGAGAAGAAGCAACTGGATATTAAGACAAAGATCATTGAACGCACTGGATTTGATGAGGTTATGACAATTGATGACGGATTGCTTTCTGGGAGCAATTCCGATTACAACACAATTAAAGATAATATTACCTATAAGAACCGATGAAGTGCTCCGTAATGTTTAATAATTATAAATAGTTATAGCATTACGGAGCATTATGCCTAATCAATATAGTGGCATTGGAAGACAGAATAGATTACAGGCAATAGAAGAAGGTAAGAAAACTTATGAAGGTTCTACTGTCTGTAAACATTGTGGTAGTTATGAAAAGTATGTATCCACTTCCAGTTGTGCTCCCTGCCTTAAAAAGAAAGGATTGGAAAAATTGAATAATGAAGAGTTGATGAAACCTTATAGGACTAAAGATAAAGTCAAAAAAAGATTAGATATATGGAGAGAAGAAAATCCTGAAAAATATCAAAACCAATATAAGAATGATATTGCCAGACAAAAATGTAAAGAATACTATCATAACAATAAGGAAAATGTAAAAGATACTTATCTACAAACAAATTATGGTATCACTTTAGAAGATTATAATTTTTTATTAGAAGACCAAAATAAAAAATGTAAAATATGTAATAGTGAATGCTCTACTGGAAAAAGTTTAGCAGTAGACCATAACCACGAAACTGGCAAAGTTAGAGGATTATTGTGTAAAAATTGTAATATTGGTTTGGGAATGTTTTTTGATAGCATTGACTTTCTTGAATCTGCCGTGCTATACTTGAAATCTAGTTAAGACTTATTATGCGTATCGGCTTAATCACGGACACTCATTATGGTGCTAAAAAAGGATCAAAGTATCTTCATGATTATTTTGAACTCTTTTACAAGAATGTATTTTTTCCTGCCCTTGAAGAACACGGGGTAGAAGCAGTCATTCATATGGGTGATGCCTTTGATAGTCGCAAGTCAATTGATTATCAAAGTCTTGAGTGGTCAAAGAGAGTTGTGTTTGATCCACTTCAAAAGTATGATGTTCATATGATTATTGGAAATCACGACACATATTTTAAAAGCACCAATAGTGTAAATTCTCCAGGTCTTTTGCTTCAGACTTATTCAAATATTAAGACTTATAGTGAGGCATCAGAAGTCACAATTGGTAGACTCAAGATTTTATTTTTACCTTGGATTAACCCAGAGAATCAAGAACAGACTCTGAAACAAATTAAAAAGACCAAAGCAAAGGTTGCGATGGGGCACTTAGAACTTCAAGGATTCCGTGTCAATCGTAATCTAATTATGGAGGAGCATGGACTGGACTCAAATATTTTTAAGAACTTCACAAAGGTATTTTCTGGCCATTACCATACTCGTTCTGACAATGGATCTATCTTCTATCTTGGTAATCCTTATGAAATGTATTGGACAGATGTAAATGATACTCGTGGATTTCATATTTTTGATACGGAAACCCTGACACATACTCCAATCAATAATCCTTATAAATTATTCTATAACCTTTATTACGAAGATACTCCTTATCAATTATTTGATGCTACTGAGTATGAGAATAAGATTGTTAAGGTGATTGTTCGTAAGAAATCAAAGCCCAAAGATTTTGAAAAGTTTATTGACAAACTTTATACTGTAGGTATTCAAGATCTTAAAATTGTTGAAAACTTTGATATTCAAGAAAATGAAGATTTTGAGATTGACGAAGAAGAAAATACAATGTCAATTCTAAATCGTTATATTGACGAATCTGAGTTTGAGTTTGATAAGAACATCATCAAAGGCATTTTTCAAGATCTTTACAGGCAAGCTTGCGAAGTAGAGTAAATGTTTCTTCTTACACTCAAAGATAGAAAAGACGACGGTGCTTATGCCGTTCAAGATCAATATGGTCAAAAAGTTCTTTTCCTTTTTGAGGAAGAAGATGATGCTACTCGTTATGCCCTGATGCTAGAAGATCAAGAAGAAACTGAAATGGAAGTCGTTGAAGTTGACGACGCTCTTGCCATAAAGACTTGTAAGATGTATAATTACCGTTATGCTGTGATCACTCCCGACGATATTGTAATTCCTCCAAAAAATGTTAGTATTTCACAAGATTAGGTACAAGAATTTTCTGTCATCTGGTAACCAATTTACAGAAATTGACTTTGAAAAAAATCATACAAACTTAATCATCGGAACCAATGGGGCGGGTAAATCTACGGTTCTTGATGCTTTGACTTTTGGTTTATTCAATAAAC